ATCACGGCGGCCGGCGTTTGTCAAGAGTTTAATTAAGAAATGCCTCTAAATTTCCAAGTCTTGGGCTTCATTATATAGACTCTTCATAGTATTTTTAAGTCTGGTCTTATCCAAGGTTACGTTAAGCTCATCTACATATTTCTCTAGTAATGTTATAGTATCTTCAGAATTGTCTACAATCTCATCTGACACATTGCTTGCGTCTAGCTCTGAGAAATCTTCTATGATCTTCACTTCATATGCATCTGCAGCCAAAAGTTTGTCTGTAAACTTATCAAACTGATATAAATCCTTTTTATTTATTACAATCACCTTAACATAGTGATCTTTATACTGTGACATATTATGGTTATCATATCCATTCACTGTATCATCATAATAAATCTTTTTGTATATTGTATAAGGATTCACAATACGTTCTAACTCTCTAGTTTCTGTATCGAAAATATGAAATCCCTTTGGATCGTTATAATCGCTCCAATATATTTCATATGGAGTCCCAAGATAATATATCTGGCCATCATCATTCTTATGATGAAAGTGGCCGCTGAATACAGTTTCGAATCGTTTGAATTCGGTTTTGTCCCAACTACCCTCACAAACCATTTGACCAGCATTCATTGCAAAACCATTAATCTCTAAGTGTCCCATAAGTATATCTGCATTCGCCGACGACAAGGCCTCCATAGATTTATTATAATTATTTGCATTAATCCAAGGAATCAATAAAACAGGTAATCCATCAAAATCTACAATCTCTGGTTCTGTATATACGTTAATACACCCATCACCAACTAGTTCATCCATAGAGTTTACTTCACTAGTATTTTTATAATACGTGTCATGATTCCCTATAGTAATGTGTAAATCTATACCCAATTCTTCAAACCTATCAACAAACCCTGTTCTGAAATCTGTGGCTGTTTTATATGAAACATATTTACGTCTGTCCATAACGTCACCCATATGAATACAAGAGGTTATGTTATTTTCCTTCAAATATGGAAAGAAAATATTCTCATAGAATTTAAAGAAGAAATCGCTGAAATTTTGATTATCATTTCGAGCTCCAAAATGAGTATCAGTTATAATCGCGATCTTCAATCTATGCTCCTATCATCATCTTCCATAAAATTTTCTAAACCTTTTTTCCTTGTGCCGCCATTGGATTTTGTTTTATATACGGGCTCATCTGGAACCATAAGATTAGGATCAAACCCTCTTACTGAATATCCGGTGTCATCACCTTCCATAGTATTATAAGTTCGATATTCTTGTTTCGAAATTATTTCATTTCTAACATGGCTTTGTTTTTTTTCTTTCTGGATTCTTCGGATAAAAGCGTAGTAGATGATTTGGGTAAAGTAAGCAAAAGGGTTCTGCGATTTCTCTGGATCAAAGTTCTTAACATATTGTAAACAGTTTTCGATGCCATCTGATATCATCTCATCTCTATAAGTATAATTAATAAAGTTTGGCCTATAAGATAGGTGTGTTGAAATTTTTAAAAAACACTCCGCAATGTAATTTGTAACAGGGGGAACTTCATCTCCCTTTTCTAAATCAAATGTTGTGTTCCATTCTACCATCGCTTTTAGAAATTCTTTATTATTAACATAATGTAGTTTATTTTGTTTATTAATCATAGGGACTCCTTTTAAATTATATATTCATTATACAACCACATAACAATAAAGTCAAGGGTCTTTTTTTTCTAAAAGGAACTTGACTCTGCTTAAAATATAGTGTATAAAGAGTATGTGATTTATGTATAAATTAATGAATTAATTTACTATTGGGTTCCATAGATTCTAATAATTCATCATATATTTCATCATTATCAATATCATCTGAGTTAATATCATCATAATCAATTTTTTTCAAGATATACTCATAATATTTCGAAAGTCCCGGCGAAATATCAGTAATTAACATTATACTGGCAGATGGTATTTTAAAAGAATGTGTTTCTGTATATGGATGTATCCAATGGCTGAGATTTAAAGATTCTTCAATTCCATTTTCAGATATTCTTGGTATAACTTGCATTTTTAGTGGATACATCAATTGAACATGATCGGTATTCTCTGCTTCTTCAATAGTACAAATAAGGTCTTCGCCATTAATCAATTTTACTAGCTTTAAATTTGATCTTATTGTATTCATTTAAGTTTTACCTTACTAATTTCGTAATTGAATTGTTCCTCATTGTATATATTTAGTCTTTCTGTGAAGTGGTTAAGTGTAAAGTTGCGCCTTTCGCCATATGATATATCATCTGCAATATCATATATTAAAATGGAATCTTTAAGTACACTCCGACGCAATCCCCGGCCCAGGGACTGCAAGACTTTAATTTTAGACTTATAGGGCGATGCGAGCACGATGTTGTTAATATTAGGAATGTTAATACCAGTGCTAAAAACGCCATAGGAAGCAACAGTGATGGAATTTTTCGATTCATTAACAATTTCACGTATTTCTTCCCGTTCTGTTGTATTTGTTCCGCCATAGACAAAATATACATTTTCTTTCTCTTTTACCTTATCATATAAAATTTTACCATGTTTTTCAACCAGCTGGAATAAACATAAAGTATTGCCATCAAGATGTAATAACAGATCACTAATAAAATTATTTCTTTTCTCATTTGCCACAAGATATTGTATTTCTTCTGCATAAGTCATTCTCTCTTTTATAGATGGGTGTTTTAATACAATACACTTTATTTTCAAATTTGCGAGAGTCTTTTTATCCATCAACTCTTTGGTAGTTACTACTTTTTCAACCGCACCAAATAGTCCCTCTAGTACTAACTGATGCGTCTGTGTACCGTCTAGCGTCCCAGTAAGACCGAATCTATACTTACATTGATGCAACTTGGTCATAATACCTGTAAGAGATTTTGCTTTAAACAGATGAGCTTCATCTCCAATCACACACCCAAACTGTTCAAAATATTTCTTCGGCATCTTGTAGATAGATTGCCATGTTGATATAACCACATCCTTAGTTACGTTTCTATCATACCCTTGATATATCTTTTGACAATATGTTCCTGAGCTCCAACCATAATCTTCAAAGTCTGTATACATTTGTTCTACTAATGACGTAGTGGGTACAAGAATTAAAGTCTTGTGTCCGGCCATCTGGTAGTAACGAACAAGAGAGTAAATTATTAATGACTTACCAGAAGCAGTAGGGCTAACAAGCAAAGCTCTACTTCTAGACAAGGCATGTTGAACAGCCTCCAACTGATAATCTCTAATCTTGAGAGATTTACCTTTTGATTTGGGTTTGAGTGATCTGATAAACCCTCTAACCACCTCACGAACAACATCCCGCTCATTTTCTACTCCTTCTTCTAGTATATATGATATCTCGTTATTTTCACAAAATTTCTTAATGTAAGGAAGTAACCCTACATAAATTTCTCCTGTCGCTGGAGAGAAGAGCCGTATCTTACCATCCCACATACGATTGCGATACATAGGCATAAACTTAAATCCAGGCACTTCAAATGTAAAAAACTCTGCAAGTTCCTGAGTAGCAGAAGGGTCTATGTCTGAAAGAACTAAATATACTTCATTCTTTTTAGAAATTTGCATTTTGCAATGTATGAGCTTCTCCGTACTCACCTCTCATAATTACATTCCAAGATATGGTGATTCTTTCTCCCTCATTACTAGGAACCCAATGTTGCAACCAAGAAGGAAACACAACGCCATGGCCAATTTTAGAATTGACTTGAAACATATTAGAGTTTTGTATTATATACTTTTCCTTTCTAGGAACAAGTACTTTACATTGGCCTCTAGGATCAAAAAATTGTGTACCAGATGTTTTCTCTGACGCCTTTAAATAATATACACCAGAATGTACACTATTTGCATGGGTGTGTGGCGGATGAATGCTCCCATCATCTTGTAGATTTGCCCACATTTGTGTTACTTCAACCTTTTGATATTCGTATCCTTCTTGTACAAAGATATTTGAACTGATAGCATGTACAAGGTCTGTAAAATATTTAAACTCTGGCTTGGTATGCAGATCGTCATCACCCTGATACAAACCAAAAAGTGCGTCTTCTCCTGTCTGTACATTTTTATATTTGTTCTCAAACTTAGCTGATATATAATCAATCATATTTTTATGGTCTTGATCTCCAATTTGAGAATCAAACTCATAAATTGATGTTGGGAATAAATTTGTTTTTGCTACATTAACCATGTCACGATACTCCATCTTACCCCTTTGGTAACTTTTTTTGCTTCATGAGGAAACATAAAATTAGAAGGGAATATAATTGCAGAACCTTTTTCTGGTTCAAATTTTTTACTAGCAACGTGAAACTCACCACCCTTATAATCATCATTAAGATATAAAAGCACAGATACTTGTGGGTATCCGTACTGTTGACCATGGCTGTGATGAATGTTGTCTACATGCCTAGACATGAACTCACCTTGGGAATACCGATTGATACGAAAGTCCGTAGTGTGATTTACTGAAAATAAGGGAAATTCTTTTTTGTATTTTACTATAACAGATTCGAAACATTCTTTAATTTCATCATAAAATATATTATCTTTTCGTATCCAAACTTCTTGCATTTTTACGCGATCTTCTTTTACAACTTTGCCGCTGTCATGCGTTGAATATGTAGATGGTTTATAATTAAAATTTTGGTTTATTAATTTATTACAAAGATTCTCTGGAACGATATCTTTATAATATTGGATATATGTTTCAATATTTGGCCTATCCGGCGTATATTGTTCCATTAAATCATCCCAGCCTCAAACTTTTTCCAATTGATTGCATGACTTACATCCCATCCACGATTGTCAATGGATTTAATCACACCTTCGATATATTTGATTACGATTTCTAGATAATTGATTTTTGCACCAAGTTCTATAATATCATCATCAGAATTTATGTACATAGCAAGATCAGTTTTAAGTACTCTTAGATCAAATGGTTTTGATGCATATATCTTCGCATCTGCTTTACCGCCATAGTATTCCCATTTGGCTCTATACAAGCTCTGGTAATCCCCTTTATTTTTTGTTAATAAAAGTTCGAACCGTGTCTTGTAGTCTAGCCACTTTGCTTTGATGTCTTGGTTGCGAAAAGATTCCTGATCAAGATGTTCTTGATCAGTGATAGGTAGGTCTTTATATGCTTCTATTTTCAATTCTTCTAAATTCATAATATACTTTCTTAAAGTGAGTAGCGTGAGATATAACTTTGTTTTTTTATCTTGTCTTTAAAGATAGACTATATTATGAGATTTATTAAAGTATATCTCTTACCACTCATTCTTATTTATAAGGCTGTGAGGGTGTAGATATTATATGCAAATGTTGCTGATACTGAGAGGTATTCTACATCTGTTGCCCCCTGATCATAAGACAAACCGCCTAAAGCGGTAGGAAACATATCTTGAAAATCTATTTGCACAATAGGATTATTTTTATTAGAAAGTATCATAAGATATCCATCAGAATACATAGATTTATCAGGAGTAGCAGAACCAATTCTATCTACAGAGGGTGGATTACTTGGATCAGCTGGTGTGTTTGAAGTTACATCCCTAAATTTACTAAACTGAGCTCGTTTTTGAGGAAATCCAAGACCTGTAATCCATTCGTGTAGAGAAATATAATTTTCTAGATATTCATCTACTAAAAAGGTAACATTAAGATTAGAATATGTTAGTTTTTCGCCTGGAATAGGAATATCTTTAAATGGAGTATTCATCACAGTTGTGTCTAAAGTTATATCAGGAAGCTCTGCTTGAGTCACAAAATATTCCACCTTCGGTAATTGATGAATACCAAATTTAAATTGCGTTGGACTAGCATAGTCTAATTTTGTTGGCTGTCTATCTAATGGCCCCGGCATTTTAATCTCCTAATATTATTTATAAGACAACAACAATGCCATTCTCACATATAGCCCATTCTCTATCTGTTTAAAATAATAAGCTCTAGGATCAGTGTCGAACCATTTAGGTATCTCTTCATTTCTAGGAAATGGGTGCATTACTATCATGTTTTCTTTGAAGTTATTAACATTATCTTTGGTTAATTCATATTGTCCTATAGAACCTCGCTCTTTTTGAACTCTGGTCATATACAGAACATCCGTTTGTTGACAAATATTTTTAGTTAAGATTAAAGAAAGAGAGATATTTACTCCATTAGCATATCTAAATGGAGCAGTCAAATTATCAGGACTAACCAAGTTAATCTTTACATTAAAATGTTTTAAACTATGAAGCAAACTATGAATAGTTCTTCCATTCTTTAGATCACCCATCATTGTTATTGTTAAATTATCTATCTTGCCAAACTTTTCCCAGATAGTATACAAATCTAATAATGTCTGCGTGGGGTGTTCACCTGTACCGTCACCCGCATTTATGATAGGAACTGTACTTACCTCTGCAGCTAGTTTAGCCTCGCCTGCAATTTGTGATCTCAATACGATTATATCACTATAACATCCTATAGTACGAATTGTATCCTCTATATTTTCTCCTTTAGAAACGCTACTGTAATTAATTTCATTAATAGATATAACTTTGCCGCCAAGTTTTAACATGGCGGCATGAAAAGATGAACTGGTTCTTGTGGATGGTTCGTAAAATAGATTAGTTAAAATTTTGTTTTTAAAATAAGAAGAACCTTCTAAAATTCGAGAATGATACTCACTATTAGGGTCTTTTAATTTATCTGTAATATGAAATAGTTTTTGTATTTCCGTGGCACTTAAATCATCTATTGATATAAAATGTTTTATCATTCCTCTCTATTTATAACAAAAAAGGGGGAGCAAAATGCTCCCCCCTAAAGTCTATTAGACCCCTTATCTTACATAAGGTTAGTGACTTTAACGCGACGATACCAAGCGTTGGTGTTTGCATCAAGAGATGCATCGGAGTTCACTGTGTCGGCCGCAGCAACCGCACCAGAGGCGGCAAATGGGTTAGCAGCAAGACCATAACGGGTCTTAAATCCGATTTTTGGCTGGAAGGAACTCTCACCGACCGCACGAACCATCTGTAGAGGAACGTATGGGCAGTAGAAGAAGCCAGCATCGTAAGGTGAAGTGCCCTTATAACCGCAAACATAATACTGACTAGCAGCAACATTTGCAGAATAAGGATCAACATAAACCTTGAAACGACCATTCATAACACCAGCAAAAGTAGTAGAAGTGTCATCAACATTCAGGTTATTGTTAAGAGCAGGCGTGTAATCAAGAACACCAGCCATATTAAGAGCAGAAGCAACATCAGCTGAAACGATCAGCATGTTACCTTTACCGCGACGAGTCTGCTGACCAATCGCATTGGCATCACGTTCAATGGCAAACATAAGGCCCTTGAACTTCTCAACTGACCAACGACCATTTGAGTCGGTGTCCAAATCGAAGATACCAGCAGTAGTTGTGTTAACCTGAGCACCCTTAACAGCAGTGATATACAGGGAACGAACAACTTCACGATTGATTTCTGCGAGAACTTCAGAACTAAGAATATTAGCAAGTTCTGTTTCTGCATCAAGACCATGAATTGCTTTTAGGTCCTGAGCAAGTTCCATCGTGTACTCTGCTTTGAGGGCGCGGGACACGGCAGTAACCGTGGCTTTTTCGATTGAGAACGCCATCTCTGCGAAAGCATTAGTTGAGGAGTCACCCAAAGCTTCTGCCTGAGCAGTAGTCATACCAGTAGCACTTACATACGTACCAGCAGAAGGACTGTCATTAAGAACAGCAGGGTTAGTCTCAGTTGCACCAACGTCACCACCACCAATAGTACCGGCAGCGTTCTGGTTGGAGATATCGGGCATTGACTCGTCAACGAGAGCCTCAGCACCATCCTGAGAAACGAACGAGGAGCGCATAGCAAAGATAAGACCAGTTGGTCCTGTCATTGGCTGCACACCGCAAACGTCATAAGCGATTAGGTTAGGCATTGCACGACGAACCAATGAGATCAAAATAGGGTCCCACGTATCCATCTGTCCACCAGACATTGCATTGACTGGCGCAACTTCTGAAAGCATCATAGAGTCTTCACGTAATGCTTTCTCTTGGTTTTCTAGAATTACTGTAGTAACAGCACGCTTATAAGAATCCGTAATCGGTGGTAGATCAGGGTGTTCTAGGACTGGCTGCCACTTTTCTTGTAGATGTTCTGTCTGAAACATTAGTTTCTCCTTTTTAAATTACATCCGTTATATTATAATATTATGCACTCGCCTTTTGATCACGACTGATAGCAGACATATACTTTCGCATACTATCTGTCGTATCAATGTCCTGAGCGGTGCTGTCTTCTACATCATCAAAAGAGTCTCCGTCAGCAAGTAACTTAGGAAAATAGCTTTCCTTCAGTGTGTTGAGTTTTTCTTTGAAAGACTCCTCATCACCAAATTCTACATCCTGAGTAAGTGACTTAAACTTCTCACTTTCGGTATCGGCTAAATCTTCAGAAACTTCAGAAATAACCTGTTCACGAACTAGAGTGTCTTTGACTTCTTTGCCTTCAACATTCTTTTGAATTTCTTCGTTCAAACGATCTTCTAGCTCTGTGATTTTCTCACTTTGTGCTTCGAGAACGTCATACTTCTCATCAGGCACATCGATGTAATGGTCTTCAAAAAGTTGTTTCAGTCCAGAAATAAAGTCTTCTGCAATCTCGCCTTTAAGTCCACGCTCGATTGCCAACTCATTTTCTTTAGTCCATTCTTCCACTACGTAATTAAGATAAGTGTCAACTTTCTCAGTCAATTCTTCCTTGAAAGTCTCAACTTCATCATCTTTATTGTCTTTACTTTCCTCAACGATACGTTCTACTTCTGAACGAATCTTTGATTTTACTGCAGCTTCAAAAATCGTTGCTGCTTTCCGTTTAAACTCTTCTGACAAATCTTCGCCATCAACGAGAGCATCAACATCTTCTTTAACATTAATGTTTGCAATTTTTTCCTCGATTTCTGCCTTAGCATCTTCGAGCTTCTGTAATTCTTCTTCTGTCTCAGCATTTTCTGCTTCGGCGAGTTTAGAATTATGAGCAGCAAGCATCTCTTCAATATCAGATTTCTTCATCTTTGCGATATTTTCGATATGTTGTGCTTTTGTTACTTTTGGTGCTTCCACTAGGTCTTCACCTTCGTGTTCCATTTCATCTCCAGCAGCAAGTTTCTTTTTCTCGCCAGGAGTCGTAGCGCCTGAACTTCCCTGTTTCACTTTTGGTTCCTCCTTCTCCTGACGTTCTATATCTTTGTCGTTAGCATCCTTAGCTTGTGCAGTTGCTTTCTTACCAATTTCTTTATCAGAATCAACAGCAGCATCCAATTGTGCTTCTTTACCAGAACCATCAGCCTGTATTGATTTCTTAACCTTTTCGCCTTTACCTATGCCTTTGGTTTGACTTGAAGCCGCGCCGCCTTCAGCAGCAGGATGTTTTTGTCCACCTAAATCTTGCCGTTCGCCAGCAACAGTTTCTTTCTTATCAGCGCCAGCAACATTAGGTTTTGGGTCTTTAGCATCAGGAGCATCTTCGTCAGCATTGTTAGAGCCTAAACCTTTGTCAATCGCCTTACCAAGCGGTTTTTCTGAAGCTTCCTCAAGTTCTGCAAGAACTTCTGCTTCAAGTTCCTCAATTGTTTGTTCTAATTCGGACATAAGATGTCTCCCTTTCTCTGTAATATTTATTTATAAATTAGAGTCTTTTAAGAAACTTTGCAAACTCCAAAGCTTCTACTTTTGCGTTTCTACTGCGAGTTTTTACGTCAAATTGTTTCTTTAGTTCGACAAGATGTGATTCTACAAGTGCGCCATTGTTCCAAACCCACTCTTTTCCTTCCATAACGCCCTCAACAAAGGCGTTAGGTGCGGAAGGGTCAGCAACAATATCAGCAGCGGTTGCAAGATAAAAATCATCCTTGACGTAATTTGCACCAGCTTTTTGTTGCAAACTTCCCATCCCTCGACTCGATACACCTAATTTACATCCCTCATCCATAAGGGATTTCACAATTTCTCCCATAGGGGTCTTCATAATCTTTGCTTCCCCTATGAAATTCTTTCCATCTTGCTTTAAGCTCTCAGTTAGGTGTGAAACTCTTTCCAAATTCACTGTTGGGCCATCTGGATGTCCGAGCTCTCCATATGCCCTCTTTTGTTCAATAAAGTTTTTATTGTACTTATTGACTTCTCTTTCGAGTACTTCCATTGGATATATACGTCCGTTGCGATTTTTAATATCTGCCTGTAGGAAAATGCCCCTAATCTTATAGTTTTTACCACCGTTTTCTTTATCTTCGGTGATATATTCTACTTCTTCTACGGCTTCTGAAAATAATCTTACTGTTTCCATGTCATTTTCCTTATGCTTCTCTTTCTATGTTATCCCAACCAGAAACTTTTCTCATTTTAATTATTACAGTGCCCGTGCAAGCACCGTCATTTTCTATGTAAATGTCTCCATCTATACCCGTACCGGCATTATTTGAAATAGAAGGTAATGCTTGACCACCAGCATTATAATTACCATTACCATTTAGCGTAAATGCAGTAACATTTGAATCAGCATTCCACTCAATTTCAGTAACAGAACTAACCGTCCACCAAATTGCAACAATAGTTACTCTAGGATCAGTTGCTGCACCTTCAAGAGCAGATACATCAACAACTTTCAAAGCGGTTCCATTTGTACCAGTAATCGTACTTTTAGTAACAACTTCCCAATCCGTATCCGATACTGTTTGAGTTGTAATGGCCATTCTCTAACTCCTAGATTGATAACATTTCTTTTTCAAAATAATCCATAACCTCTTTTTCAGGCACTTTGAATTTTTTTGAAACATCTTTAATTGTTTTCTCGAAACTATTTAGGAAATCTGAAGGTTTAGAATCCATAATTCCAAATATTTGGTCAACAGCACCCTTCATCTTAGGAGACAATTTCTTGTACTGCTTAGATTTCTTATGCTCATCCTTCTCAATTACCGTATTATATACACCTACAAACGTCTTACTCATCTGTTTCTTCTACTGCTTTAGGCAAAGAACTAACAAAAATTTTTGCGTATTCTCTACGTTTTACTTCTAAGGTTTCTCCAACTTTACTGGAAAGTGCATCCTTAAATGCTTGCTCTCCACCAATATTATCTCCAGCTGCAACGGCATCTACAAATTCTCTACTCATTTTTTCTTTCCTTTCACAGTTAGACTTTTATCAAATTCATCTTCTACTGGTTCTTCAGGCGGAGCTTCACCACCCTCTTCGCCCTCTGGAGGCATACCTAATGCCATTTTTGCTCTATCGTCTGCTGCCATTTCTGGGTCCATTGGCATACCATCAGGCCCAACTGGAACTCTTTGTATCCCATCACCACCTGGCGGCAGAATAATTCCACCATCCATTGGATCAAGTTCAGTCTCTTTCTTAATCTGATCACGCATAGTTTGAATTTCAGAGTCATTCATATGTAGTACTTTCTTCAAGACATACTCTTTACTAAAGAATGTACCGATGTAAGGTTCAACAGAACCTAATTGATTAATTCGATCTTCAAGAAGCTCTGATTCTTTGAGGGCCGCAAAATGACCGTCTTCTAAGAAATCATATGAAATATGTTCTTGAATCAAAGGCCAATCTTCTGCGGCAATGATACCTTTAAGAAGTAGTTGGGTTTTGAGTACATCAGTGAATAAGGGAGTGAACTTTTTCCTAATCCGTTGTACAAACTTGGTGAATTTAAGTTCATCTCTGGTAATTTCTGTACTTCTGCCGAGGCTGAATCCTGATTCAGATTCAAGTCTTGAAATCGGCACGTTAAGTGAACGATATAATTTTCTCTGAAAGTATGTGATATCATCTATTTCCCCCAGATTAGAACCGCCGGGAAGTGTTGAAATCTCTGTACCTCTACCACCTTCTCGCCGTGGAAGCCAAAAATCTTCAAGCATCGACATATGATTTCTATCATCTCTTATTTCTCCAGTAGAAGCATCGTAAACCATTTTGTTACGATATCTATTCATTACGTCTTTTAGATATGCTTCTGCTTTAACCTTTGGAAGATTACCAACATCTATGTAAAAGATACGTCTTTCGGGAGCACGTGAAATACGATAGATTACAAGAGAATCTTCAATCATTCGTAATTGGTTTACAGGTTTGATTGCCTTATGCAGATAAGATAAAACTCGACCAGTATTCATTTCTAGTATACCAGAAGGAACATATGTAATAGAATCTACAGCTATCTTTACACCTTGGTTTGCACCAGTTCCAGTTATACCAGCACTTTGTATGCCCTTATCATTGTAAACAAAATAATCTGAAATCTTTATGATCATTTCAATGCCAGTTTTGGGATCAATTTCTTTTTTGTTTTCCCTAACTTTCTTAATTTTAGTCGATTCAATATAACGTAATTCAGATATACCTTTGCGTGGATTCTTAGTGTCAATAATTTTCTGATAATACAATCGACCGTCAACATACCAACGCCTGAAGATATCATGACCCTTTACGTTAAAGTCAAACAATCGAAGAACTTCTCCAAATTCATCTCTAATTTTACGTTTAATTTTGTCTGAAAATGGAACTCTGTCTAAAGAAATTTGTACAGGGATATCTTCCTGATTCGCAACAATACCTTCATTAACGATATCTTCAATCGCAGTATCACACTCCGACTGCATAGAAATATCTCTATATCTTTTGATGAGATCAATATCTGATTTTTCTCGGCCATCGGTATCTAATACTTGGCCAAAGAAACCGCCGCCAGCAACTTCAATAGAGCCATCATCAGGAGCGGGACTAGCAAAACTTTTTTCACTAGTCCCGAGCTCCTTCTGTGCCCTTTTTATACTAAAACCGAATAGTTCCGCCATACTTCAATCTCCTACCTTCTATTTAGTAGGTTAAAATTAGAAGTTTACACCGGAAGCTTCGAAGTGCTGATATCTCCAAGTAACCGAAAAAGTTTCTATCTCAGCAGCAGCGCCACTTGTCAACTCAATCGCATCAACTCCAGTTGGCCAGGCATTTTTGAAAATATAACTTTTCAAAACTACATCATCCCTATCCAAATGTTCTACTGTCAAATCTGTTTGATAATCAGAAGGAGCAACAACACCAGTATTATCGGCCAAATCATTAATGCCGTTCTGCCAACGTTCCATGGCAGTACGAATCATAAAGTCCGTATCATTGTAAAATGTAGTTGTCCAGGCATCTCCAAATTCACGATCTCCAGCAATGTAAATACTTCGTCCACGAAAAGGAACCGCGATTTCTGTTAAAGTTAAAGCAGGAAGACTAGCTGCAGTTACAAGATATGAAGTTCTACGAACATCTAGTCCAATTGCTATCCCAGGCGGTTCTGTGATTGTTACTCTATATTGGTTTGCTCTAGCACCACCACCTGTTAGATTTGCCTTAAAGTCATCTATGTTAGCCATTTTTTATTACCCCCATTGTCCAATGACTTCGCTAAATGCGACACCAGTTCGCACCGCAACAAAGTTTAGGGTAATGAAGTTAATGGATCGAGCAGGTTTAATGTAAATATCGCCAATAAACTCGTTACGATCAATAACCTCACCCGTATTGTTTGTTGAATCGCAGACTACCTTAAAGTCAAAGATTCCTCGTCTTCCTTGTACATCTCTCAAGAAAGGTTCAACCATGTTTCTAAATTGTGCTCTTGTAAACTCATCGTTGAATTCAAAGAGCATGTACTTAGAAGCAATAGAGATTGCTTTTTCAAGAACCAAGAACAATCTACGCACGTTAATACGATCAAATGCACTGGGCTTTGTCAGAGCAGTTTTATCACCAAAGAGAATTACACCTTGGCCTGGGAAGTTCGTAACAGGATTAACCCTTTTTCGATACAACTGATCTCTCTCACTATTCTTAGGATTGTAAGAAAGTTTAATTGCACCACGAACCGCGCCGCGATTATAACCAGCAGGGGAATACCAAGGATCGGCAACCTTATCTGCATTTGCACAAAGACCAGCAGTATCACCATTTAGTGGTACAAATCGATATACATCATTATATTTGTCGTACATGTATTTGTATCCACTGTCGTACACTATGTAAGAGGACGATGGGAGAAGATCAAACGCATCAACGACATTTGAGGTCTGCGTGATAGAAGAAGAAACTCCAACTGTTGCGGCACGATATGGTGAGATAAATCCTACGCAATCTTTACGTAATTCGCAAAGATCGGTAATCATTGTTCCGTGTGTGTCCATATTGGCAGCAGTATTTGCAACATGAGAACTTGGACCTGCAAGGACTAGGTTGATATCAATTGCTTCTGTATCAGCAAATATATCATATGCTTTTTTAAGTTCGCCATTAGTAACAGAATAATCGTCTGTTCCACCTGTCATATTAACTACAGTAATAGGAACAACAGCGGTATATGTGGTGGTTGTGTCTGTACCCCAGTTAGTACCAGCAGAGATATGATCACCCCAGTAAACATACTTTGATCCTCTAAAGATGACATCGACATAATAGTTACTAGAACCTTGGGCAGTTTTTGCAACAGGGCACTTTGAAACATTGGCCCATCTTTCTATAACTGAGTTTGTAGCCTGACCAGCAACATCATAATCATAACCAGAGATGTCACCAGTAGTATCATACAGAACAATATGCATTTCATCATTAGTACCGCGAGCGTTGTCTGTAGCCCACTGAGATGTGCCAGGAGCTCCATCGAACAAGTTATAGAATGCCCAACGTCTGCGAACATAACTGTTTACAGGTATTGCAGCTTTCAGTCCAGCACCGTTAGGATCACCCGACAAACGAATAGTTGCGATTTGATTTCCCGTATTAACGGCAGTTACCTGATACTCGTTTCCTTCATCACCAGCAATATGAGTTACAGAGGAATTAGTATCGGTTGAAGAGAAGGTAAGTAAATCACCTACGTTAATTGCATAACCAGATAAATCTATATTATCAAATGTTATGGATGTATCACCGACAGCAGAACTTCCGCCTTTTGTTTGGTTTTGATCTTGTAAATCCTGTTCATATGCTGTAGAAGAGGGACATACTTGGAGACCGATTGAGTTGCCCCATGTGCCGGCTGTTCTTGCATACCAATCGTTAGAAGTTACCTGACCATCGCCAGATTCTGACCAGTACGTATCAAGATAGTGATCATCATCACGAACCAGAACGCCAGATGCTTCACCAGCATTAAGATGCCCAGATGTTGGCCGAACAACTCTAAGCTGATCGGAATATTGTAGAAAGTTAGCTGCAGTAAACCACCATTCAAAATTACTTGTATTTGGTTTACCAAAGACTTCTAATAGGTCCAGCTCACTTCCTACCGTAGTTATACTTCCAGATGGTCCTCTTTCTGCAGGCAGGACAGTAGCACCAACCGTGGTGGCAACTGCCGGAATAATACCTGTAAGGTCAATCTCTCGTACATGTACGCCAGGAGAAGATAGAAAAGACATATTTTTACTCCTTATTTTCTTTAAGAATATCTTGTTGTTGTTATTCAAGAATATTTATAAAAAAAAGAATTGCAAAAAGGGAGTTTTATATGTGTTATAACATATAAATAAAATCATGGTAAATGAACATTATGAGAAGTATAAGGATACTATTAAGAAGGTAGCACGTAGAAACTATCGCAAACGTATAGTAATACTAAATGAATATCTAGGACAAAGACACTGTTCACACTGTGGAGAAGCTGAAACAGTATGTCTAAAGTTCTATCCTCACAACTCCGAAATCCGTAAATTAACTAAAAGAGTAGGAACTAGCGATGAGAGCAGACAAGAAATATTTAACCTTATAGGGGAATCTGTCATTGTGTGTTCTAATTGTTGGATAAAACTTGACAACGATCTAATTGAATTTATATAAAGGCTAGTTACCAATCGGTATCATAAGTTCGTACCATAGGACTCCATCTAGTTCCATATTCATCTACCATCTCGCCTATATTCTCATCTTCAAGTCCAGTAACAACAAAACCAAAGGGAGCCATGTCCTGTTCTAGTACGTCTTGTTGCTCTTTCATCATGGTTCGTCTAATATCCATGTCTGTTAATTCCTTGAAATAAGTCTGATCCGTACACCAAGCAAACATAAACATACATGCAACCAAATCATCATTACAACCGTCATCTGCTTGAAAAGAGCTGCCTTTGATAATAAATGTAGAAAGTTCACCAATACATTCCAAATCTGGAATATAAAGTTTGTCATCCTCAACTAACTGTTTCAGATTCGAACAACCAACTTTCTTTGTTGCCTTTGTGGTTCTTATACCCAACTGTGCCTTTCCACCGCTAAACCCCCCTCCAAGGACTTGGCCGGCGCGCCCACGCATACTTGCCATAACTAGGTTGTCATACTCCAAGTCAAACTGTAAAGTATTAGCGACCTGTTCACCAATATCATTTACCTCCACAAGAACAAATGCTTGATTATATGCTCGGGCAGTATCATAAATTTTACTAGGAAATACGAGGGGTTTTATATCGTTATCACGATATTTTGCAACGATCTTATAGGGTATTTGTGATATGTCAAATACAATAAAAGCAGAATAGTCTTTTTGTGTACCTCTTGCAACATCAACAGTCAACATATATGTTTTACCCTCTGCTGGATTTTCATATACATCTAGACCAGCATTAGATTTTAGTGGAGAACGATATGTCAATGTCCTAAGCTTTGCAGGGTTTATGAGTGTATCGATAGAACCAAGAAACTCGCACTCAAACTCTGTGTTAAACTGAGACTCTGAGGTATTCTTGATTGTCTCTTCTTTCCATGCCTGATCGCGTCCAGGCACTTCACTCCAATGAACTTCGATAGGAATATAGGAACTTCTTTTCTCTTCTGCATCTACCCACATTTTATAGAACATATTCATACCATGTGGTGTAGAAACAATCATTACCTTTGAGGTTTTGCCGGAGGAGATTGTGGGATAGACGGAGCTGAAGAATTGTTCAGCCACATTAGCGGGAACGTAAGCAAACTCATCAAGGAAAATAATATTATAAGAACCGCCACGCACCGCACTAGCAGAAGTAGAAGATGCCATAATACGAGAACCATTTTCAAGTTCTAAACTTCCTTTGTTCCATGACATTACTCCTTGTTGCAACCATTTGGGTAAATGTTCGTAAGCAAGTTGCAACCGCGAAAGTAAATCGCGGGCAACTGCGGCCTTATTTGCAAGTATAGCCACATTAACTGAAGCATTATATAATACATAATGTAGGAGATAGGCGATTATTATAGTAGATTTTCCCGATTGTCTAGGTAATTTGCAGATAGTAAAACGGTTATTATGAAACGTCCCTACCATATCTTTTTGAAAGTCATACATTTTAAAGGGGATAAGACCTTCATCTAGAGAAACAATTTTAACATATTCCTCTATAAAATATTGGGGATTCTCCATACATTTAGAATATTCTTCTAATTGTTCTTTTGTCCACTCTTGAGCAATATTTGTTTTTTTAAGATTAGGATTACCCAGATAAGTTCTTTCAGACATCTATCCATTCTCTGTTTTTTAAATGCCCCGCTTCAATATCATCTTTACTTTGTCCAAAATATTTTACTCCATAATGCTGCCTAACTAGTTGCTCATTAATCGTTGTGGGAATATTTTTACCTTCCCATTGAGTTGTTAGTACAAATTCTCCAAGAATACGTCCAAACTTTCCACGATCATCCAATCTGGTTCGTAGCGTTTGTTTAGAGCCTACAGGAAGATGATTTTCAACAAATTTTTTCGCAGCAAGTCCATACTTTTTTTCTTCCAAATCTCTCGTTCTGCTTTCTGGCGTATCAACTCCATATAATCGAATACGTTGTTTTTTAAGCCAAACATCAAAACCAAGATCAATATCTATATCTACAGTATCGCCATCAACCACTCTAACTATCCGACAACTATATTCGTACATTATTTTCCCTTTAACATTTTCTGCAATTCAGTAGTACTACCAACAAACAATGCATTGGTTACATTCTTCGGTGCGTTATTTGGCACCTCTTTTAACTTACGCATCTTCTCTTGTAGATCACCTAATTTTTCGGTAACTTCCGCGACTTGTTTGATAAGATTTCCAGCAACCTCATATGCTCTTGGATGCTCTCCTTCTTTTGCGAGTTCCAGTATTCCTTCAATCGCAGTTGAACCTTTCTCCACAAGATTGTAAAAGTTGTCTCTTTGGTATTTGTAGTCATTATCGATATCTTTCTCACTTGACAACTCATTTGATATTTCGATTATTTCATTTTCATCAGCTTCCCAAGGGATAGCCCCTGCAATTTCTAAATCTGAAGCCGAAGCGCCAGGGCCTTCGAATGGTACACCGAGCTCAAAACCAGATGGCCATTGATTTTTATCAACATCTATTACACCAAGTTCTTTATCTATTTTATTATTCATTTTTAATCTGTTCCAGTACTATCTGCTCGTTCATCTTCACCTGTTACTGGATTAAACACTGATGCATCTTGGTAGAATGAAGTTGTTTCATTAAATCCAAAATCATCATCGGCATCAGCTGATGTTGG